CCCACTTTGTAAAACCTCATACACAAAGTACCCCCTACCAAAGCAAAACGCGCCCCCATCCCACTACTACAAAAATTTATAAAAATCTTTGTCTAACGCCACACACTTGCATATTTCCGCTGTTTATGTGTACAGTTGCAGGCATGCTGAACCACCTCGTCAACTTTGAGCCAGACGTAGCAGACACCGGAGACTTCAAGCCGCTTGAAAAGGCGACGCCAAATGAAGTGCTCTCGGCTCAGTTCGCCACTGCGGATTGGTTGGAGAAGTTGGGGGTAACGCCCGATGAAGAGATCATTGATGGGTTAGAGACCTCAAGTGCGCGCGAAGCGTTCCAATCACTGGTCACGGTAACTGACGACGATAAGAAGAAGCAGGCGCTTGTTGAACTGAAGACGCCGCTGGCTGTGCGCCAACTAACAGGTATGCTGACAGCCTATGACTGGGAGTTCGTACAGCAAGCTAAAGAACTGCGCGGATATACAGTAGCCAAGATTCTTGAAGAGACTACAAGTAACAACCCAAACATCCGGTTAAAGGCTTTAGCGCTTCTTGGCAAGGTAACGGAAGTCGGCTTATTTACTGAAAAGATTGAGATCAAGAAAACCGAGATGTCGGACTCCGAATTGGAGACGCGCATTAAAGAAAAGCTCAATCGCTTTATGCAGGTTGTTGATGTTGTAGACGTACATGAACCCCAACAGTTTCACGACGCTTAGTAAAGCAGAGCTTCAGGCTCTGCAACGGGCGCTGCCCCACATGTCCACTGCGGACAAGATGGAGCTATTTGAAGATCTACAGGTTCGTGAGCACCGCGCACGCTTAGGGGCGGCAAAAACTTCCATGCTAGGCTTCGCCACTGCGGTGTATCCGGGCTTTAAAGTAGGCGCGCATCACAAAAAGCTGGCAAAAATCTTTGAGGCAGTTCTTTCTGGAGAAAAAAAGCGGGTGATTATTAATATCGCGCCGCGTATGGGCAAGTCTGAGTTCTCGTCCTACCTGTTTCCTGCTTACTTTTTGGGCAAGTACCCCGAGAAGAAGATCATCATGGGTACGCACACTGCGGGTTTGTCGGAAGATTTCGGGCGACGCATCCGAAACTTGATCTCTTCCGAGGAGTACGCTGAGATCTTCCCCCAAACGGGCGTAGCAGACGATCAGAAGGCCGCTGGGAAGTGGTCGACTACTGCGGGGGGCCAGTACTACGCCGCAGGCGTAGGAGGCGCGCTAGCGGGCCGGGGTGCCGATTTGTTTGTAATTGACGATCCGCACTCAGAGCAGGACGTACGCGCTAACTCTAGGCTTGCTTTTGATACTGCGTGGAACTGGTTTCAGCAGGGACCGCTACAGCGACTGATGCCGGGGGGCGCAATCATCGTAATTATGACTAGGTGGTCCCTGATTGACCTGACTGGGCGCTTAATCGACTACCAAACCAAGAATCCCAACGCCGATCAGTGGGAAATTGTCGAGCTTCCAGCCATTTTGAATGAGGATAGCCCCGGCGAGAAGTCGCTTTGGCCAGAGCAGTGGCCGCTTGACCAGCTAAAAAGCAAAAAAGCCAACATGGACCCCCGGTTTTGGAATGCGCAGTACATGCAGCAGCCCACAGCCGACACTTCAGCGGTCGTCTCACGCAAACATTGGCGCATTTGGCCCAGTGATGAACCACCTCCATGCGAGTACATCATCCAGTCGTGGGATACGGCGTTCGAGACCAAGAACAATTCGGACTATTCCGCCTGTACTACGTGGGGCGTCTTCTATAATGAAGAAGAAAACAACTCGCCACAGATAATTCTGCTTGATGCGTTCAAAGAACGCATGGCGTTTCCCGAATTGAAGTCGGCGGCATTCAAACATTGGAAGGAGTGGGACCCAGATGCCTTCATTGTGGAGAAAAAGGCAGCGGGCGCACCGCTCATCCAAGAGTTGCGGGCTATGGGCATTCCCGTTCAGGAATTTTCGCCTAGTCGCGGCAATGACAAGATGGTTCGGATGAATGCGGTAAGTGACTTATTTCATTCAGGAAAAGTCTGGGCACCAGATACGCGCTGGGCACGCGAAGTCATTGAAGAAGTAGCGACATTTCCCGTTGGGGAACATGACGATTACGTGGATACGACCACCCAAGCCCTGTTACGATACCGCCAAGGCGGGTTTATTGCGCTGGATTCAGACGAGAAGGAAGAGCTATCGCTTTTTCGCCGCAGAACTGCTGCATATTACTAAGGTAAACAATGGCTACTAATATTGACAAATCGCTTTATCGTGCCCCGCAGGGTATCGACACGCTGGCTGCGCAGGAAGAACCCATCGAGATTGAGATCATTGACCCAGAAGCGGTCAATATCAAAGCAGGCCCGCTAGAAATCAGTATTCAGCAAGACGACGAAGAGTCCGATTTTTACAACAACCTTGCCGATGATATTGATGCGGAAGACTTGGATATGCTGGCGGGCGAGTTAGCCGACGCTGTTGATAATGACCGGCAGTCGCGCAAAGACTGGGAGAAGTCCTACAAAGAGGGGCTAAAACTCTTGGGTCTCCAGTACGAGGAGCGCACGGAGCCGTGGAACGGTGCTTGTGGCGTGTTCCACCCCATGATTACGGAAGCCGTTGTACGGTTCCAATCCGAGGCTATCACAGAATCGTTCCCAGCGCAGGGTCCGGTGCGCACCAAGATCCTTGGGAAAGAGACGCCAGAGAAAAAAGAAGCCGCTAAGCGTGTTGAACACGACTTGAACTATGAGCTTACGGAAGTGATGCGCGAGTTTAGGCCCGAGCATGAACGCATGCTGTGGAGTTTACCCGCAACAGGTTCGGCTTTCAAGAAAGTTTATTTCGATCCGTCACTGAACCGCCCGGTATCAATGTTTGTACCAGCAGAAGACATTATCCTGCCGTATGGGGCTACAGATCTGGATACGTGCTATCGGGTTACGCACGTTATGCGCAAGACCGAGCAAGAGATTGTACGGCTGCAACAAGCGGGGTTTTACCGCGATATTGAGTTGCCTGATCCCAGCCGCGAGCAGACGGACATCCAGAAAGCCAAAGACAAAGAGACCGGATTTAGTGATCTGAATGACGACCGCTACACGCTGTATGAAATCCACGCTGATCTGGATATTGCCGGGTTTGAAGACACGGATGATGAAGGGGAAGAAACGGGCATTGCGCGTCCATATGTGATCACAATTGTTAAGGGCACCAACGATGTGCTGGCTGTGCGGCGCAACTGGAGAGAAGAGGACGAGTTCTGCTTAAAACGTCAGCACTTTGTTAAGTACGACTACATCCCCGGCTTTGGTGCGTATGGGTTTGGGTTATTCCATCTGATTGGTGGGTTTGCTAAATCAGCTACCAGCATCATGCGCCAGCTTGTGGACGCTGGGACACTATCGAACCTACCGGGCGGTTTGAAATCCCGTGGGTTGCGCATCAAGGGCGACGACACTCCGATTGCACCGGGAGAGTGGCGCGATGTAGATATTGGCTCAGGGGCGCTTCGGGACAACATCCTGCCGCTGCCGTATAAAGAACCATCAAACGTCCTGTACCAGTTGCTGTCCACGATTGTGGACGAGGGGCGGCGGTTCGCAGCCACGGCAGATATGCAGGTTAGTGACATGTCGGCTCAAGCCCCAGTGGGGACCACGCTGGCTTTGTTGGAGCGCCAACTCAAGGTAATGACGGCGGTTCAGGCGCGCCTGCACTACAGCTTTAAGCAAGAACTGCGCCTGCTTGCGCAGATTGTTCGGGACGAGACAGATGACGAGTACGACTACGACCCAGAAGAGGGGCCGCGCAAGGCGAAGAAGTCTGACTACGACCATTTAGATATCATCCCTGTTAGTGATCCCAACGCGGCTACGCTGAGTCAGCGAGTTGTACAGTATCAAGCTGTCATTCAGATGGCGCAGATGGCACCGGACATTTACGACCTGCCACAGTTGCACCGGCAGATGTTGGAGATTCTGGGTATCAAGCACGCAAACAAGTTGGTGCCGCTGCCAGAGGACATGAAGCCGCGCGATCCGGTAACGGAGAACATGAACCTGATGAAGAGCGAGCCGGTCAAGGCGTTCTTCTACCAAGACCA